CCCCCCGAAATTGACGCTTTCGTCAATTCACCGGAGGGGTGTAAAAAGAAGAACGCAGGAGCGTTTCAGCTCTTGCGTTCTTTTTCGTCTTACAGCATACCACTGTTCTCTTTGGCGTGTCAATGGACGTTTTTTGGCACAGTCACTCAAAGTACCCAAAAATCAGTGCACTCAGTTGCCGAATTGCTGCCCTATGGTCTTTATAAATCGTGCTGATGTCCACACATTCATCATCGGCAAGCATCTGGAAACTTTTTTGCTGTCCCTCCTCAACGAGGTATGAGTAGTAGATGACGCGATATCGGCGCATATCTTCTGGCCTCGGAGAGCTCTCGCAGCGGTACTTGTAATATTCCATCATCCGGTCGACGTGATGGACGATGACGCGGGTGTATGCCGCGCTCTCACGGATGCTGTTCACAGAGAGCTGGCGACTCCCCTCGCCGCATCCCATGATGTCCAGCAGAGTCTCAAAATCGAGATCATCCCTAACCTGACTGGCCTCATAGACGGCGCTCTTGCTATGGATAACGAATCCCCTGTACTTTTCCAGCAGGAGCTTCGTATTGCGGAGGCGCTTGTCGATAGCGGCTTTTTTCGCCCTCTCAGCCTCCTTATGGTACTGCTCAATGGCGGCAAGAGAAGCCAATTCAATGATTTCCTTGCGCTGCTCTGCGGTGAGCTTCGATGCTGTGGTGTTCTTTTTCATGCCCAAGCCTCCTTCTTGACTTCTCAAGCAGATATGCTACAATGATATTGCATTACGTTGTAGCGGCTTCGTCTCTTTCGGGAGGCTGGCTGCTATTTTTTTATGCCCGCAGAGCAAGGCTGACCTTAAGTGCCTCGTCAAGCTGCCGCATGGCCTCGGTATTGATGGCTGTCCCCATGTAGTTCAGGAGGCACGTCTTATCAATCGTGATAATGTGCTCACACAGAGCTGTGCTGGGCTTTCTGAGTCCGTGACGGGGATAGAGCGGAACGTGCGTCGGGAGTTTTTTCTTGTGGCTGCCAGTGACAATGACGGCAATCACGCTCCCGCTGTTCGCGTTCCCCATATCGTTCTGGACGATGATGACCGGCCGCTTGCCGCTCTTGCGACTGAGCGGATCTCTGGCAAGGTCAGCCATGAAAATATCACCCCTGCGAGGCTGCATCCTCTTCGACATCGGATTCTCCCTTCTGTGCGACTGCGTCAAGGCGGGCTGCGGCCGCCTCTCTGAGGACGGCCATGCTCTCATCAAGCCGAACGGAGATGATAAAGCCAGCCTTGGGAGCCGACAGGGATAGGGTTCCATCTTCGTAGCTCGCCATGATTTTACAAGGGTAAACACGAGGCACACCGCGAACGCCAGTAATGGCTCCATCCTTCACTCTATACCGGGCGATGGCACAGGAGGCCATCAACTCAACGGCATCAGGGAGGCCGCTCACCTCCACCGGGACACGCTTAATTTCACTCACAGCAATCACCCCAATCTTTCAATCAGTCTGGCTACCTTCTCCCCTCGCTGGACGCTTACGAGGGGCTGGATATTGAACAGGAGCTTCATCTGGTCGAGCATAATCTCCACGTCAGCGATCTCCTCGGCGATTTCGTTGATGTTCTTTGCCCCACGGAGTTTCTTACAAAGTTCTTTCTGGAGCTCACTCATCTCCTCAAACACCATCGCAATCTGGGCCTCTGCTCCCCAAGTGCCAAGGGCTTTGGCGAATACAGTCGTTTCAACATCGGTCATTTTGTTTCCTCCCTCTCAACTTCGTCCAAATAGGTGGCCTGAAGGTCGGCGATGTGGGTCAGGAGCGCCAGCGGGAACTTCTCAAAAGCGCCGCTCATAGCATAGCTGCCGCCCTTCACCGATTCATCAAACCCGCCCATGTGCCAGCGGATGGCAAAGGCTTCTTCCCTTGTCAGCTTCATAAAGCTGCTGATGATATAGACGCTCTTTTCTCCGTGGCCGTATGGGAGTTGGTCATTTACCACATAGAACGGGTACTTCTCCCACTGGTCCTGTTCATTTTTGCGATTTCGCATCTCCACACCGTAGAAGTTGGCCTTGCAGATGTCGTGCAGCAGGGCGCAGATGGTGATGGTCTCCATCTCTTCAGCCAGCGGATAATACTGTATAGAGTCTCCGGGCATGGTCTTTTCTGCAATGTAAAGCCGCATCAGTCTCTCGCACACATGGACGCTGTGCTCCACCAGCCCGCCGGGGCGGGCAAGGTGAAATCTGGTACTGGCCGGTGCCTCGAAGAAATCGGTGGACTCCAGCCAAGCAAGGAGTTTATCGGCGCCGGGACGGGCGATATTCTGCCGATACAGCTCAATGAAGCGTTCTTTCATGTCGTTTCCTCCTTTTGGCAGGGTTTGGCGGGTGTTTTCTCATCATAGGGTTTGGTATAGGGGGCCTTCATGGAAGGCTCTCTATGGCGCTTATGCGCCCTTTTGCAGGTATTCCCAGCGTTAGGTGTGATTTTCTTCATCGCTTCGCCTCCCACGGGAACTCCGTGATGAGCTCGTCGCCCCAGATCCCCTTCATGCTGTCCTTCATAAACAACGGTTTCCCATTATCCCCACAGAGCTGGACGATGTTCTCTACCCACTTGCGCTCAGGAACTACCTTTTCAGCCCTGCTTCCGGTCTCGGCGCCGATGATATACCAGTCATCCAAGAGCGCCGGTGGAATGTCGGGATAATCAAAGGGCTCCAAAATGGGCTCAATGCTGACAAAGGTGTTGTGCTTGTCAGATTTGAAAATCAGAGCATCCATAGTGGTCGCCGTAGATCCATACCAGAAGTTGTCCTGCCGGGGCAGCAGCGCCACCTTGTCAAGCTCGATGTACCGCTGCGGGTTTTTGGTCAGGAACAGATAGCGGTGCTGAGGAGCGGCCAAACAGGCATCCAGCACATCGACGATCCACCGGGTCGGCACCCACTTTCCGAACAGGTCTGCCATTGAGCATACAAAGATGGTCTGCCCCTTGGTCTTCCGCGCGGGTTCTTCAAGCCGATAGCGATGGAAGGTTGGGCGGAAGCGGTAAGGGTACGGTGCGTTGGTGACACCGTGGGCGCCGCTCCAATGGCGGAGAGGATCATCCAACACCATGAGGCCATTGTCATCTGCTTCACCCGGCAGCGGCTCATAGCGCGGCGGATGGAAGCTGTCCAGCTCAGAATCCAGTTGGTAGCCGCCGAAGCGTTTGGCGATTTTCTCGGCATAGCAGTATGGGCAGCCGTGGAGACAGCCGGTGACGGGGTTCCATGTGCTGTCGCACCATTCAATGCGGGTCTTGTTCATGCCATCACCTCCACTACGAGCACAACGACGTTTGCCAAGATGGAGATGAGGAACACGGCAACACTGTCAGGGCGACGGCGGACGGGGTCAAACCCCATCGCTCCAGCGATGCTTCCAGTGTTTTTCTTCCCGGAATCTCCGCAGGTGATGTCAAGAGCGGCGATGAAAGCAATCAGGAGCGTGACAATAAGGAACGTAATTCGCACAGCTTATTCCTCCTCTTCGGGTTCATCGTAGCCATAATCGTCAGGAGCATCCGAGGCTTCATCCTCACCGTAGGCGAGAACCGCGCCGTCCTTCTCCATGCTGAAGATGACCTCCTGACACTCATCACACCAGATGGAGATGCCGGTGATCTCTCCGGGTTCATCAAAGCTGGCGGCCTCTGCGTAGCGGGCAAGGCAAACAATTTCGTGGTCGATGTGGTCGGCCAACTTCTCGGCAGAGCAGTAGAACGGGGATTCCGCAGCGGCAGAGGTGAGGACAACGCGATTGTCTTTGGTGCGGACGGTATAGATGCCCATAGACTCCATGACCTTCATCGGCTCATCCACGAACTGCTTCAGCCACTCGAACGGGGTCTGCCCGCTTTCCCCTTCGGGCTCCGGAGCCGGGAGCTGCGCCACCTTTCTCCCACGAAGCGCTGGTTGCTCATCATCAATGACCTTGCAGTCGACATCAACGATAACTTGGCCGTCGATGGGTCTATCCTTATCGAACAAAGAGGTCTGGCCGTCGGTGATTTCACGCATGACATACTTCTGTTCATCAGGATCCCAGACGAGCTCATAGTTGCCAGACAGAGTGCCATCCTTCTTGTCCTTAATCTGGAGAACAGACTGGACAACGTGCTCAAACTTGGGCTTAACGATGTCTCTCATGGCGCCGTCATATCGAGCCTCGAAGTCGCGGGTCTGGTCTTTGGTGAGGGAAATCTTGAGCTTGATGTTCATTTCGGCGGTATCTGCGCCTTTCAGTTCCATATTGCTGAGGGTGTTGCGGAGAATGGAGTCGAAGTCGCTCTTCAGAGCGTTAAAGGTATCTCCATTCAGGGACAGGGGCAAAGCGTTGTGATTGCACATAACATAGTCCTCCTTTAGGTGTTTTCTTTGATATAGCGGTTTCGGCACTCCTCGCAGCAGAAATCGTGCCACTTTTCTCCGATTTTGGTAGCCTTCCAACCCATGTCAAAAAGCTGCTGCTGGGCGTCCCGGTAGTCGGGATGCCCGTCATCAAAATCGAACTCCTCTGTGCTCCCGCACTGGTCGCAGGAACAAACGATGGTGCCTTCCCCGTGGATGACACCCCAATCTACATCTTTCATGCGTCCGCTCCTCCACATTCTCGAATGGTGATGACCACCCTCGGACTGTCACTGAAGAACTTCCGCACCATAGCATCTACAATCTGGGCGTCATCTCGGTATGCAACTCCATTGAGGGAATCGCATACGACCTTGCCGATATTGTCAAAATCAGGCTTCTTGGTCGGCCTGATTTCATGAGCGAGCATGGCAGCTCGCTTCTTCTTGCTGGCTGACTTTGGAATGGAGTAGTAGGCCATCACCCGAACGTCAAGCATCGCGTCCTCCGGGAACCTCAGAGATCCACACTGGCTGCGGTACTCCATCTGAATCAAATTTTCATATACCACTGTCTGGTCGGGCGTCCGGGTCTTCACATGACCAGCAACGGTGCTGAAGCGCGGCCTCCCCTTCCCCTGCGGCTCCCCATGTACGGTGAACTTAGCAATCATCGGCGCTGGCTCCCTTCTTCGGCTCCGGGTTGCGCTCATACTCCAAGAAATAGTCGTAGCTCTTGGAGCCAGAACGTTTCTCTGAGCTGCTCCGCACAGTGTACTTGTTCTTAACGAGGATGGCGGCCACTGTCAGCCGGTCAGCCTCAAGCGTGATATACAGCTTCTCCATCAAAATCCCTCCAAAAGATTCTTCATCTCGTCGAATCGCCTCGCGGCCTCGACTTTTCTCCATGACACGCCCGTAAACTGCATCGGATAACAGACTTCAAAGATTCGGTCATAGATGCGGGAATACCGAATGTCGATAGCTTCCTTCATCTCCTTGAGCGTCAAGTTCGTGGTCAGGATGACGGGTTTCTTAGCTCTGTATCGGCTATCAACGATGTTGTAGACCTTCTCCAGAGCGAAATCGGTGCCGCGCTCGGCCCCCAGATCATCAATGATGAGCAGCTTCGCCCGGTTGAGCTGCGTGATGAGTTTATCTTCATCCTCCCGGAAGCCCTGCATAGAGGCCAGCAGCTTCACAAACGATGTCATTACGACCGGGGTTCTTCGCTCCAAAAGGTAGTTTGCGATACAGGCAGCGGCAAAAGTTTTCCCGGTGCCAACATCTCCCCAGAGCAAAAGCCCTTGGTTTTTCTCCGCCATTTCATCGAAGTGTTCGGCATACCGGCGGCAGAGTCGGAGATTTCTTGCGTTGTCCTTGGTCTCCCGGAAGTTGGAGAATACGGCAGCAGCGGCCTGTTCATCCATGAGGCTCTTACCCTTCAAGGCGTTGACTACCTTCATCTCTTTTTCCTGACGCAGCCGCTCCTCTTCGGCCTCCTTCGCTTTTGCTCTGCACTCGCATAAGGCTCTGACCTTCAGTTCTCTGAACTCTCCCTGTCGGTCAATTACTGGAGTCTTCACTATGCACTCTCGCCGGGTGTGGCACTTTCCGCACACAAGGAATCCCTCATCATCGTAGTAGTCACCTTCTTCAGGCGGGTTCGCCGCCTGAGCATTAGCGATAATCGGGCCAATAAGGTCGATGGTACTATTCATGGTTTACACCCCACTCTCCAAAGGGATTGTCGTTCTCTGTGGAGGACTGTTCCTGAGCCCTGATGAGGCCGGGATAGTCCTCTTTCACCCTCTTAACTACCCAATTCAAGATGGCCCGGTAATCGCTGGCATACCGCTTTCCCTTGGCGCCTTTGTAATTGTCCAAAATCTCGATGCACTTGTCGGCACCGTTTTTTCCAAACTGCTCAACAAGCTTTTTATACTCCTCTGGCAGGAGATGGACGAACTCGGCGAACTTCTTCTTATCGGGCTTTTTGGGTTTCTCCGGTTTCGGTGTGGGTGGAGGAGCTGGGGGAGCCTCTCCGTCAGCGGGAGATGGCGTCGCCCCCTCCTCTCTTGCCTTTTCGCGCTCGCGGCGCTTTCTGGCGGTATCTTTCTCTCGGCGGCCGATGTACTTGTACCACATCTCCTGCCATTCGTCCCAGTCGTGCAGGTAGAGCTCGCCGTTTTCCTCATCAATCCATCCAGATTTGACCATACAGTCTACAACTTCGATGGCCTTGAAGCCTTCGGAGAGCCCGGAGGATATGACGTCTGCCACATCCCGCTTATCAGCGCTTTTGATGAGGCCGCTCTGATCTGCGTTCTTGATGCCCCATAGCCACAGAACGATGAGGGTTCCGAGAGCTTCGTTCCGTGAGAGGCCAGACCCCTTTGCAAAATCTCGGAGCTTCGGCCCGTTCACATCCTCATGGACGCTTATCCACGCCATTCAATTCACCTGCCTTTTGACCGGGGGCGGTTTGGCTGGCCGCCCCCGGATGAATTACTCTTCCTGACCCTGCGGGGGTTCTTGAGGCTGCCCACTACCATCGCTATCGGCGAGTTGCTGTGCATACTCATTGAGCCGTTCCATGACCTTCTCGTAAACGCTGACAGTCATGGCAGTCGTATTGGTAAGCCCAAACTCGCTGATTACATTCTTGACCATGTCGTTCGCAGCGTCCTTGCCAAAATGCTCTCTTGCAAACCGAAAGAGGGTCTGGCGCTGGTCTTGTGTGATGGCAGGATCTTCTTCACCGGAAGCATCTGCGGGCTGTCCATCGCCGTCGATGACATGGTAGTCATTGACCGGGATAGCACCGGCGGCGACCATCTCATCCTCAGAGTAGAGGCCCTCATAGTCGTTCGGGAATGCTTCCCGGAGGCACTGACTAACAGCTACCTTCTCAATCATGGTGGCGGGCTTCACCTTCCAGTTCGCCTGACCGCTGCTGTACTCCTCCAGAGCCACCTCACGGTAGGTTTCCTCAACAGCGGCCGCGCCGGGGCGCTGCCGGTAAACACGGCACCATCCGCCGATGAGCTTCTCGCCAAGCACAGCATAGACGCAGCAGCCTTCTTTCTGAATGACCTGATTGTCTCTGACAATGGTGACACCGCTCTTTTTCCCCCGGTACTCCGGGTTCCGGTCGGCCCTGCGGTTATAGGCGTGTTTGCCGACCACAATCTGGGCAGGCTTGCTGTTGTCGTACTTGATGAGATAGACCTCGCCGTTCTCCAGCGGGTCGAGCTTCTTTGCCTGACAGGTGCGGAGGAAAAGGGCGACCTCCTGCGGGGTGATTTCTCCGTTGCCTCTGGTACAGAAGTTGATGACGGTGTCAGCGTCCAGCACGACAGGAATCCCTGAGATGGACTGGAACTCGACGCGGGTTAATTCGTTTGCCATTTTTCGTTACCTCCCACTGAAACTCATGTTGGTGGTCTCCCGATAAGTGATGCCGGGAATCTGGATGCTGCCCTTGCTGGCGCGGATGAGACACATGACGGCGGCGGTGTCCACTGGGCGAAGCTCAATGCCAGCGAAATTGATTGGCACCTTGGCGCCGTCAACGCCGACAATCTCGTAGTCTCTCTTGGCGGTGACACCCTTCACCTTGGGAGGTGCAGCGCTGATGGTCAAGCTGCTGCCAACGGTGTCGATAACCTCCGCCTCCTCAATGGCGGCAGCGGCCTCATCCTCCCTGCCCTGCTCTTCAAGGCTGATGGCATCGGCGAGCTTGCGCTCTGCCTCGGCAGCGGCGGCCCGACGAGCAGCCTCCTCGGCCTCCTTGCGCTTACGCTCCTGCTCTGTGACATAGGCACCCATAGCCTGTTTTACCAGCTTCTCGGCCTTCGCCAGAGGCTCCAGCATCTTCTTCTCGCGCTCGCATACTTCCTTGTGAGCCTTGTGAGCCGCATCCTTCATGGGCTTGAAAAATGCGGTGATCTCGTTGGCCTTGGCCTTGATTGCCCTGCCAAACTCGGCTGCCGACTGATACTCCTCATCGTTGGTGACGAGAGTACCCTCGGCCTGAATCTCCAAGAGGGAGGTCTCCTGCTTCAGGGCCTCCTCTGCGGGAGGTTTGGATTCAACAGTTGCGGTGTTCCCAATAACGGAAATCACGCGCTCGCTTACGATTTCAGGCATATTTACTCCTCCTACTTACTTGTATTTTTCGATAAAACCGGCGACGTTCAGCAGAGAGCCAAATACTTTCCAGCACTCAGCTTTCGGCGGAAGGGCGCTGCCGGTGATTCGACGATAGGTTCCATCACTCCTGAGCTGGAGAGCGACAGTGTTTTCATACTTGATGCCGTGGCTCTCCTGAGCTCGGCGGTATGCCTCAAGCTGGACTCCGACCAGCATCGGAACGAGGCTGGAGGTCGTTTTGAAGTCGACCAGCGTATTCACGCCATTCTCTTCGCACCCCAAGTCGGCTGTTCCTGCATAGCGGAGCGTTTTGTGATAGGTCTTCATCTCGCTGGCAAAGGGTTTCACGTTGTAATCCTTCACCCACGCCCGGTAGGCTTCCAGATACCCTTCGTACTCCGGTGAGATGTCCAGAATATCAAAGCAAATGAGGTTCTCAATGGCCTGATGTACTGCGGTGCCGCGCTCGGCAGCCCGCTCAAGCACATCTTGGTCGATGCCTCCATAGTGAGCCCGAGATAGTGGCTGCATGATGGTCGTAACACTCGGAACAACCAGACCATCCAAGCGATAGATGTGGCTGCGTTCATCAAACGTCAGCTCCGGGAACTGCGGGATTTCAACGTTCATCGGTCTACCTCCGCCACTCCTTTTGTGACCCATACCTGTTCCAGCAAGATGCTTTCAGCCGCATCACTAAAGCACTCCGAGTGGTAGAAATCTCCATCGACATCCACATATTCATCGCCCTCTACAATCGGCTCTCCGCAATACTTGCAGGTATAAACCGTAGGCGGGTCAGGTGCGTTGGGGCACCGGCTGTCGCAGGGACTCTTCATACAGATTGCACACACGATTCAGCTCTCCTCTCCAGTTGATTTCTTCACGCATAACGTGGTCGCATAGCTCTGTTTCCAGCAGCAGAGGCAGATAGTCAATCCCCTTCTTGATTACTTCCAGCTTTCGGATGCTGTACTTCATGACCTCGAAAACAGTCTCAAGGTCGAAGCGGCGCCCGGTCTTCCTCTCGGCTGCCAGAATGGCATCGGCCAGCGCGTCCTCTTGCTGCTTGGTCAGCTCAATCATTGGTCATCACCTCCAATCCGTTAAGGGTTTCTACCACAGCTCGGCTATATGCTGTGCTGTAAATACCGTCCTCCCAGAGATTCCTCGCTCCGGTTGGGCCGCAGTTGTAGCTCATCAAAACCTTGTGCGGGTCATCGTAATCGAACGCAGACAGGATGTAGACGCCCGCCAAGATGTTCTGCTTCGGGTCAAGCCAGTCGGTAACTCCCAGCTCCTCCTCCAGCCACTCGTGGTTGCCCTGATTGATTTGCATGATGCCGTAGTCGCTGGTCGCGCTGACAGCACCTGCTTGGTATCTGGACTCCTGCCACATGATGGCAAGCACCAGCGGATAGCTGACTCCATACTCCTTGCAGAGGTCTTCGGTGTAGTTCTGGAGTTCGACCGGGAGGCCGATGTCGTACAGGGTGTATCTACTCTCAGGCTCTACCGGTTCAGGGGTCGTTGTCACAATCACCAGCTTCGGCGGGTCATCGGATTTCAGCTCTTCAGGCTTCTCTCCTTCCGCTGTCCCTCTGGCATTAACGAATAGACAGGCGGTAGCGGTCAACCCCATCAAGACGATGAATCGAAAGATAACGCGAGCTCTGCGCCGACGCAGCTCTCGACGGCGGCGACGCCTTCTCCTCTCTCGCTCCCTTACGACTTTCTCATCCATTCTTACGATTTCGTAAGTCATGGTGCCAATCCTCCCTTGTTTGCCGGTGAAGTAACGAATATTGAGATGTCCACCGGGGTCATTTTTCTTATGGCCTCGACCAATTCAGCTCTGCTGGTGATGCCAAACTCTTTTTCCAAGATGCTCTGGAGCATCTCCACCTTCATGGCCCGTTCACGATCATCCATCGCCATCACCTTCCGGGGATTGGAGCCTCTTCTGGTAAATCAGCTCCAGCGTATGGATTTTCTGGGCCGCCTTGCGGAGGCCTCGGAGGATATTTTCCATCTCAGCCTTCTCCCCTTCGTCGATGACCCCGTCTTCAGTGATGTCAACAAGGTCATCTGCGAGGTCTGGCAGATCCCGAACGGATGCGAGGAGCTGGAGTGTGGCAGCTTCAAGCCGCTTCAGCTCCAAAGGCTCCACTGTCTTTCTCCCAAGCGGACACAGGTGGGAGCAGAAGTAGTTCATCAGCTCCGGTGCATTGTAGGCATCGGCGAGGATGAGGATTTCCTCCGGGTACGGTGTGACAGTCCCAAGCTCCATGTAAGCTATCCGGGTACGGTCAAGGCCAGTGACCTCCGCTGCACCCTCACGGGAGCTCAACTTGTCATTCCACTTTGCAGCTTCCATTCGTGCCTGATACAGGACGTTGTCGGCCGCCTTCGTTGCTTTCTTTGGCATTTATTTCACCACCGTTCCAAGGTAAAATAATTACGAGGATTTGAGAGAAGTGCTATTCCTTACGAAACGGTAAGTTCCCGTCAAAAAAAATAGCGATGAACTCCTGTTCAGTAAGTGCAAGCTCCCTGCCGATGACACCAGCTTCGTCGAGGCTGATGGAAACCTCTCCACGCTCTTTCATGCCCCAACTGGCATCGGACTTCCCGATGGCTTGTGCCATCTGACTGGTGCTTTTTCCGCGCCTGATGCGGGCACATTTCAATTCGGTGCAATCCACTATCGGCACCTCCTTTTTGGATTTCTTATTCTTACTATAACATACCGTAGCGTAATGTCAATAGGTTTTCTTCCATTATCGCAAGAATACTTGTAAAAAAGGTAAGTTTCTATTACAATCATTACAGAAGCGAAAGGTGGTTCAGGCATGGCTATTGATTATTCCCAGATTCTACGCGACAATCTGCGTGGCATTATGCGTCAAAAGGGCATCACCCAGAGCTGGCTTGCAGATCAGACCGGTATTCCAGAGGCCACAGTATCTCGGTATCTCTCCGGTGTTCATAGTCCCAAAATCGAATACGTTGCCAAGCTGGCGGCTGCCATAGGGGTTTCGGTAGACTACCTGCTCGGCCTGTCAACTTCGATTATCCCCAACAAGCGGCCGACACCAGACATTGCCGCTCTGGTTGCAGCTTACAATCGCGCCGACCTGCACACGCAGCGAATGGTGTGGATGCAACTCGATCTCTACTTGTCGGATGAGGAAAAAGCTCTTGCCCCGCAAGCTGCTCCCCGTCCCGATGAGAAGCATGAAAAAACAGAGACCGCGTAAAAAGCAGCGGCAAAATTATCGAGATCGATTTCACCAGAAAGAAGCGATAGAGCCCTGCCGAGTGGCGGGGCTCTTCTTATAATCGTTTATTCTATACTGGTTAGGTTTAGGTATGGTTAGGTTTGGTTTGGTTGCGCTGGATATTCCGCACCTGTTCCGCAGAAAATCCAGCGGACACGGCGCGGACGTTCCAAGGAGGTTCTAACATGGCAAAATCAAAGCGGCTGGCATCCATCATCAACGAGCTCAAGGTGGCAATCTACATCCGGGTATCTACTCGATGGCAGATAGATAAGGACAGTCTCCCCCTTCAACGCGACGAGCTGCCAAAATATGCAGAGCTGGTGCTGGGCATCAAGAAATACGAAATATTTGAGGATGCTGGGTACAGTGCCAAAAACACCGACCGTCCAGCTTATCAGCAGATGATGGCAAGGGTGCGCTCTGGCGAGTTCAGCCACATCCTTGTCTGGAAAATCGACCGGATCTCCCGCAACCTTCTGGACTTTGCCGCCATGTATCAGGAGCTCAAGGACTACGGCGTCACATTCGTCTCCAAAAACGAACAATTTGACACCTCCACGGCCATCGGCGAGGCCATGCTCAAAATCATTCTGGTTTTCGCAGAGCTGGAGCGCAACATGACATCTGAGCGCGTATCTGCTGTCATGCTCTCCCGCGCAGAACAGGGGCTTTGGAATGGCGGCAGAATCCCCTACGGGTACAGGTGGGACAAAGAACTGAAGACCTTCTTCATCGTCAAGGAGGAGGCTGCGGTTGTCAAAAAAATCTACGAGCTGTACCGCACCACAAAATCTTCCCTTCAGGTAGCAAAGACGCTGAATGAGCAAGGACTTCTCCCAAGGTCTGGCAATCCGTGGACTCCTGCAACAATCGGCATCATTCTGAAAAACCCCTTCTACTGCGGCAAAATGAGATACAACTACCGCGACGAGAAAAAGGGGCTCAATCACTGGTCTGTCAAAGACGAGGCTGAGTGGATCATGATTGACGGGCATCACCCGGCCATTGTGGATGAGGATGACTGGCGTAATGCCTGCAAGCAGCTCGAATCACGGCGCAGAAATCAGGCGGTGGCAAACCGGGCGTACACCCGAAAGAACACCCACATCTTTGCAGGGCTCCTCACCTGCGGCTACTGCGGCGGCAACATGGGTGCCACCGTTGACCGAGCCCGCTCCGACGGGTGGAGGCCATCTGTCTACAACTGCTATCGCCACCGGAAATTCAATGACTGCAAAAACAAGTATGTCTCCGATGTCACCTTGGGGCCATTTGTGCTGAACTACATCGCAAATCTCATCAAGGCCCGCAAGAGCTTTGGCAAGACCACCAGCATCGAGACCTTCCAAAAGAAGCTGCTGCGTGGCCCGATATTCGCCGATGTAGAGCGCATCGAACAGGCCGGTTTGGAGGAGATGTACCAGCTTATCAAGAGCGGCCGAACAGAGGTGTCGTTCGTCGGCCCGGAGGGAGATAGCAGCCATACCCAGAACAGCAGCGCCGAGGAACGCGCTCTCCTTCTCTCGGAACGGCGCCGCAAAGAACGCGCCTTGAAGCGCCTGACTACCGCCTATCTGTATGATGACACCGCGATCCCTGAGAAGGACTTCATCATTGAGCGCAAGCGGCTCTCTGACTCGCTGGCGGAGCTTGACACCCGCATCGCAGAGCTGGACAAAAACATCGCAAACTCCTTCGATTTGTCAGATGACGAGTTCATCTCAAAGGCCAGCTACTTCATCGTCAGCCAGCGTTTGATCGACCGGCGCTTCGTGAATTACGAGGCTTTCATCAAAGCTGCCGACCCCAAAATCGTCCGAGATTTTGTCACTTCCGTAATACAAAACTTTTGTATTTTGGATGGCAAAATACAGACTATCACCTTCAAAAACGGCATCGAGCACAAATTCATTTACAAACAGCCAGAAGCAGAAAAAAGCCCGGAAGCCCTGTAAATCAGGGTTTCCGGGCAACTTTTTCGGCCTCGTAGCATCCTTTATCCAATAAACATCGCATCGCCGAAGCTGAAAAAGCGGTATTTTTCCCGGACGGCTTCCTCATAAGCGGCCAGAACATGCTCCCGTCCGGCAAAGGCGGACACCAGCATGATGAGGGTGCTCTCCGGCAGGTGGAAGTTGGTCACAAGGCCGTCCATCACCTTGAAGCGGTAGCCGGGGTAGATATAGATGTTGGTCCAGCCGGCCTTGGCCTCCATATGGCCGTCCTCCGCCGCCCAGGATTCCAGCGTCCGGCAGGAGGTGGTGCCCACGCAGATGCAGCGCCCGCCGTTGGCTTTGGTACGGTTGATGAGGTCCGCCGTCTCCTGTGAGATCACGCAGTATTCACTGTGCATCTCGTGGTCGGTGATCTCGTCCTCCTTCACGGGGCGGAAGGTGCCAAGACCCACATGGAGCGTCACATAGCCGATGTTCACGCCCTTGGCCTTGATCTGCTCCAGCAGCTCCGGAGTGAAGTGCAGTCCCGCCGTGGGGGCCGCCGCGCTGCCCAGCACCTTAGAGTACACCGTCTGATACCGCTCCTGATCCTGAAGCTCCTCCTTGATGTAGGGCGGCAGGGGCATTTTACCCAGATGCTCCAAAACCTCCAGGAAAATTCCCTCGTAATCAAAGCGCACCAGACGGTTGCCGTCCGGCAGGACCTTTGTGACCTCTGCCGTCAGCTCGCCGTTGCCGAAGGAGAGTTTGGCTCCCTCCCGCATATGCCGTCCCGGGCGCACCAGACATTCCCACGTCTTTTCTCCCCGGTCGATGAGCAGCAGCACCTCACAGGCGCCGCCTCCCGGCAAACGCTGACCCAGCAGACGGGCGGGCAGCACCCGGGAGTCGTTTAAAATCAGGCAGTCACCGGGGTTCAGGAAATCCGGCAGCTCGTAGAAATGGTGATGCTCCCAGGCGCCGGTGTTCCGGTCCAGAGTCATGAGCCGGGAACCGTCCCGCCGCTCCAGCGGCGTCTGCGCGATTAGTTCCTCCGGGAGCTGGTAGTTAAAATCGCTTGTTTTCATGTTCAACCTCACTTGATGGTAATATCTGTATAGTAGAATTTCAGAATTTCGTCATAGGTATACCCCAGCTCCGCCATGGCCTTGGCACCGTACTGGCTCATGCCGAGATTGTGGCCGCTGCCGCTGCCGGTGATGGTAAAGGTGCCGTCCTTGGAAAACGCAGGCGTTTGGCCTTCGCCTACCGTAGATGTTCCGGAGGCAGACAGCACCGATGCGCTGCCGTCCAGTCTGACGGTCTTTCCGCCGCCGCTGAGGACGCTGATCCCTTCCAAGGAGCGGATCACCGTATTGCTGTCATTGATATAAATGCCGCCGGAGGCTGCGCCGGCTCCGTTGATGGTGAACCGCTGGCTCTTGACGGATTTATTATAGGTGCTGGAATAGAAGATCGTGCGGCAGGTCTCCCCTTTTACCGTCACGCTGTCCCGGCTGCCCTCAAAGGTCACCTTGCTGACGTTGCCCATCGGCGTGAACTCCGCCACATAGACGTTCTTCACAGTACCGATGCTGTACCCCTTCTGCTCTAAGATCCACGTCAGCTCGTCGGCGGTGTAGGTCACGGACCAGTTGTAATTGGGAATGTTGGTCTTGGCCTCATAGGGGTCCTTCTTCCCCACCAGATAGGGAATACTGCTCCAGACATTGGCGGCGTCCTCCGTGGCCCCGCCATTTGACGCGCAGTAGACCACCGTATCCGCGGGCTTGCCGCCGTAATAGATCATCTCGCCCGCCGTGTTGTCCACCGCCGCGTCTGTCATATCGGTTGCCCGGTTGCGGCCGTAGTACACCTGACAGTCAGTGCCGGCGCAAACGTCAAAGCCCAAAGATGGATGCCGGGTCTTTACGGCGTAGGTGCGGGCGCAGACCGCCTGGGCTTCCAGAGCCGCCAG